TCTACCTGTTGCAAAACTAAGTGGTGATTGTGAATCATCAGATACAGGATAAGAACCACCAACACGAAGTTGTCGTTCTATTCTGTCTATCTGTTGAAAAATCTGATAAGGAACATTTGATGCAGGTTTAGATACTTGTGTACCTGGTGCTAAATAGTTTACAGCAAATCTACCTTTACGATATTGTCCTGATTCTATTTCACCAGAAATGTTTGTTTCTGTAAATACTGCATCTTCCATAGCTATTATTGACATCACATTAATTTTTGCCATTGAAGCCATAAGACCTATAATTTGGTCATACTGTCCTTGTAATCTGTCAAAAGCAAATTTCTTTGCAACAACAAACGCAGGACCACTTTCAAGTGGGTTAGGTATGAAGTCAAGAATAGTTCCTGATGTCATGTGGTAAATGTATGTACCATCTAAGTTGTAATACTCTGCAATTAAATCACCATCACCATTGGAGTTAGCCCAAGAACCATTGTATGAATCTGTATAAGCAGAAGCATAAGCATTACCTACACCAAGCATATTTGTTTGATATGCCTTATCTTTAGACATAATTTTATCTTTAGAGTTTGGATATGTTCTAACAAGAGATTCTTTAGGAACTCTTCTAATGATTGCCATTTCTTTTGGTTGTTGGTCTGCACCAAAGTAACCAGGAAAACAGTTGTAAGGGTCCCTTAATTCTGCAATAGGATAAGGTGTTCCATTAGCATCTTTTTTTTCTCTAATTACCCAAACAGCAAAACCATAACCAGGTAGCCATCTACCTACTTGTGGCATTTGTAAATCTAATTTTTGTACTTCATCATACGCATTGACTATACGAGAAATCTTTTCAGCTTTTTGTCTTGCTCTATCAGAGTCTTTACCATTAGGTACATCAACTTTTAAGTTAGGAATACGACCAATCTTTTGTGATAAGTGTTCTAAACCTGACATCATTAAGTTTGGTACAGGTACTTGCCAATCTTGAAAACCTTTTAGTTGGTCACCAAGTAATGCAGTAATACCATCAGGTCCACCATTCATAATTGCACGAATACGCCCACGAGTTGTGTAAGCACTTTGATTATCAAAATGTAATTGTGTTATAGCGTATTGTATTTCTTCAGGTGTCATCTTATCCCCAAGGGCTTTCATTCATATCGCTTATATTCCATTCTCCAAAACTAGGTGTATAATCTAATCCTACCTCAGCTAATCGTTCTTTTCCTAATCTTCTAATAACTTTTAATGGAAACCAACTAGCCATTACGACATCTGATTTATAATTTTTTGCCTTACTAGCTCTACTAGCAGCACTTGAAAAATAAATTAGTTGCCTACGATATATATTACTCTTAGTTTCGCTTTCTGTGTCACCATAAGGCAAATTTATTAGCTTTTGCTCAAACATTCTTTGCATACTTCCAACACCATAAATTGGGTCATATTTGTTTTTCTGTGTCTGATGACCTTCTAAATAAATACCAAATCTACTACAGTAATCTTTTATTGTTACATCTTGTCTAATAGCTTTTTGAAAACCATTTTCTTCTATAACCCAATGTGCTAAGTTATATTTTTCATACCATTTTTGTATAGATTTCTTAGCTTGTATTACTCCACCACCTTCTTCATTTTCTATATCTACTAAATATAATTCACCTGTTTCTGGATTAGCTGCCCATAATACACAAGCCTGAAACCCTGTAGATGCTGGGTCTAATCCTGCAATCAAATGTGTACCTGCTGGTATCTGTCCTATTCTTCTATTTACATCTCTACATTGGTCTATATCTTCAGAGTTGAACATTGTAATTCCTTCTACAAATGCTTTGTTAAGATAAACCATTTCAAATATTGCTCTACCACCTGTAGTGTCTGCATTATTTTTCTGTGACATTAGCCATTTGTAAGTTCTTTTACTAGCCCATAACATACAGTCTTGATGTTCTTGTATTTCTGTTTCAGGTAATATGCACTCTGAACTATGTGCTTCTTCTACGATTGTTTCAAACTCTGGGTTTTCCAAAAGAAAGTTATATAAATCCTCTGGGTGCTGTCTTGACCCAATCACAACTACAGCAGTATGTTCCTCTTTACGAGATGACAAAGTAGTTGTCCACCATTGTCTAGTTTGTTCTCTAGCAGAAGGTTGTACTGTTGTTCCATGGTCCTCAATGTCATCTGCAATAATTAAGTCACAGTCTCTTGACAGTATCTTTCCACCTTTACCTACAGCTACCATAGTTGGTGATTTAATACCTGTAACTGTTCTAGTGCCAATAGTAAACTGTCCTGATGACCAAGATTTACCAGACCTTACTTTAGGTTGAAACTTAACACCTGGTCCATTTATTTCTTCATTCAACTGTTCATTATTTTCTAAATGGTCCATCACAGAACCTACAGCATTTTTTGCAATATCTTCATTACCACCTACCCACATAATTCTTATGTTGGGATTTTTACATATCTGCCATACAGCAAAGTGTGTAAGTAAATCTGTTTTACCATGCCTAGGTGGACTAAGTATCATTTGTTGTTTACCATTTTCTATAGCATCAACAATATGATTAATCCAGTTCTCGTGAAAACCTGCTGTTTCGTATAGGTCACCTGTTTCAGTTTTAAAATACCTATCTCTAAACTCTTTAAAATCTTTTAATGATTCAACTGTATCTTCTGATATAGCCCAATCTTGTTGTGCTTCAAAGTTTTCTTTATCTTCTAAATAAGCAGCATACATTCTTGTAATTTGACTTCTGTCTATTTCTAATAAGTCTGCTACTTGTTGATGTGTTTTCTTTTTGTTTTCTATATCAGCAGCATAGTATTGAACAAAATCTGGATATTTAGCTCCTCTAGATTTAGATTCATGTGACCCTCTTTTATCTACTTTTTTATCACTAGATAAACTTTTTAAATAACTGACTCTACGCCTACATTGTGTACTGCAAAACTTTCCACCTTTAACAGCTACCTTACGACATTCCTCACCAGAGTATTCGTTTCTTTTACATCTAGGTCTAGGCATTATTTTTTCTTTGGAAGTCTTTTAATCTTTCCATTTTCTGTTCTAGCAAACCTGTGTGTTTTGGTTTCTCTACTAGGAATAAGAGTTCCATAATATCTTTTGCCACCCCACATCCAACTTACTTTTGCCATAATACTCTCCTTACCACGCTCTACACGACCAATATCGTGCAGTTGTTTTATCCTTAGCTGTGCTGCATTTGTGTCTAGCACGAAACGAAGCACGAGCTTTAGGATTGTTTTTTCTAATCTTCATATTAGGGTCGCCAAACATAATTTTCTTGACTTTCCCATTTTTCATTACAAAGACTTTAGACTTCTTACGACCATAGCCAGGCTCACCCTTACGAATAGGGCTAGGTGAATTTAACTTCACTTTCATTCCTCGCCATTCAGCCATTATCTACCTGCTATTAATTTTCTAGACCTTCCGATTCTTTTGCGAAATGCATCTAGTTGTTCTTGTTCTTTTTTAGAATATTTATCAAAAGTTGTTATATTACCAAATGTAATTTTTTTAATTTTTTTACCATCTTGTACATAAACTTTGTATGTTTTTTCTCCATACTCTGATTCATTTTTAGCAATTCTAGTAACTTTATTTAAATTAACTGTTTTACCTTGGTACTTAACCATTATCTTTTTTTTCTAACTTTATTTTTTTTCATCCCTTTTTTAGGGTTGTAACCTTTTTTTGGCATTGTATCTCCTATACTATATGTTGTATGAGTGATTATATCAAAGGAAAACAATATCCTAATCATAAACCCTCTACTACATATAGTAGTGGAAGAATTTGTTTGGAGGAAACTTGCGATACAGTTATATCAAAATATAACAAGTATAGATATTGTAATAATCACAAAACAAAAACATATCCTCGTATTAAAGGTAGGAAGCTGCCTGATGGTTTACAGAAACCTCAGGCGTAAAAAAATTTTTTTTATTCAAAGAAACTTGATAAATCGTTTTCACCACAAGTAGGGCATAAACCTCCACTAAGTTGATTCTCCCAAAAAGGGTTTAAACATTGGTCACAATCCATTACTGGTATTTCTTTCATAGCTTAACTATAGCATACCCTAGACAAGCTAGGGCTATACAGGGAGGAACATGAATAAAGAATCATGTTAATTTCATAATAACAGAAAATGGTTAATGAGTTGCCCCAAAAACCATTTCCTGATTATTTAGTTGTTATTAACAGGTACTTGTATTATATCTACCTTCTGTTACTATTCAACTATAAATATTATTTAGGAGTAAGTAGATACAGGTAAAGAGGGCATCAGGAGCACAAAAGGCTTACCAGGGAAACCTGACCAACTAGAAAGACAAGTAAGCTACCCAAGGTCTAACAAAACTATCTAATCAGGCAGATTCGCAACTACATTGCATTGGATGCCTGTTATGAAAAACGAACTAGACTAGACACTATTGAAGAAATGTAAAGAGTGTAAGAATACTCTAAAACAAATAGGTAAACAACCAAGATACTACTGTGATAGTGCACCTACTAGATGTAGTATGTCAGGTAAAACACACAATATATAGTAGACTAATTGTTTACTGTATTGTTCACTTTGTGTAAGTTAAATATAGATATCTAAGACATATAATAATAGGGTGTCCATATTGACATTACCATTTATTTTATTGGTAATTATTTCTATATATAACCTCTTGAAGTTTTCTGTAATTCATCTGTAATTAATTGTTTTATTCTGTGTTGGTGTTGTGGCTATATGCGTAAAGACTTATAGGAAAATTCTTAGAACACCCCCCACCATTATTTAAACCCAAAAAAAATTTCTAAATAACTTGACAATATATATTAAATGACTATAGTTATTAACAAGTATTAATTAACTAAGGGAGACTAAAACAATGAATATATTAACAAGTAAAGACTTTAAAGAATTTACTGACCATGAATTAAAAGTTGCACAAGCAACTATTAAAAATGTAGAAAATACAAGGGCAGAAAATTTTCTAAGTCAATTTAGCAAGGGTACACCAATTGCAGTAACCACAAAAAATGGCAACACATACCCTGCATATATTGTGAGAGTTAACAAAAAAACTATGGTTATTGGTTTTGTAACTGACTCAGAATATAACAAAGTAACATGGTATCACAAAAAGAACACAAGAAAATGGGATGTAGAGCAAGTTAAAAGTTATCTTAGAATGGGAAAGTTACATAAGGCTATGCCTAGTAGCTTTGAAAGAGACAACCAATTCAAGCAATATAATTATTTAGCTTAGTAAAACTCTAGGAGGATATCTCAAAGGGTATCCTCTAGGAGCTTTATAAAAGATAAAGCCAAAACTAAGGGAGAGAAATAATGGGATTAGAGAAATTTGACAGTTTTGTTAAAACTCAATTAATAGAAATGGTTAATGGGATTTATACAGATAAAGACCTAATTAACATGATGAAAAAAACAATAGAAACATACGAGAAATTTAAGGAGGAATAATGTACAAAGAAAAAGAAATAGAAAACGAGTTATTAGATTATTTAGATAATAACGATTTGACTATTGAGGAGGCTATCAAAGATGATGACCTACACCATAAAGTATATAATGAGGACTATTTCATTATAGGATTTTATAACGCTGAAAAGTGGTTAATAGACAATAATGAAAACTATACCTTTGAAGTGTTAGGGTATGTCATGGAGCAAGAAAGGGAGATGTTTGGAGAGAACAATACTCTTTTTGATAACGCTGAAACTCTAGTAAATCATTATGCTTATTGGGTAGGTAATAAAATTATAAACGATTTGCGAAACGAACTACTTGTATAACTCCCCTTAGTTATACGATACGAAGGAAAGCCCTCTGTTATTCCAGGGGGTTTTTCTTTTATATGACTTGCAAACAAATATTCACATAGTAATCTATGTACATGGTTATTAACAGAGGAGGAATAATGGAAAAAAAACAATTAGATGATACTGATTATGGGTTTAATGGAATAAAGAACATATTAAATAAACATGATATTAATTACGCAAGTTGGATAGCAAGACAAATTCATAAAGAGCGTGGAGGTATTGAACTCTACACACCTAATGTAGAGGGAGAAATTTACTTGACATGGGGAGATATTTATTTTGTTGATATTAAATTTGTTAATCAAAATAATAAAGAGTTTAAATCAACAGTTAATCCTAAAGAGTTAGAGGATATCATAATAAAGATAGAGGAAATGCGTAAGAATTATGTTAGACAAATGTCAGAAATGCTAAAGACAAATTTTAGAGAGGAGGAATAATGGAGATAGGATATTGGATACCTATACTTATTATAGGATTAATAATTGCAACAACTGGGTTAGTGTTAATTGTTATCTTATCAGCAATACATATCTATCAAAACATACCATTTAGATATGTGAAGTTAAGTAATGATTCAGTTGCTTTTATAGATGAGCTACAAAAAGATATATACGAATACTTAGATGAGGAGGATAGATGATACAAGTAAAAGATATAGAACTAACATTAGAAAACTTGCAGCAACAGATAGACCACAATCAAAACAACTTAGATAGTTTGTTAGAGCAAAGACAAGAAATTGTCTTACATGCTTACAATAATGGTCTATCCATGATAAAAATTGCAGAGATACTTAAAATTACTAGACAAAGAGTATTTGCAATATATCAGGCAACACAAACAGAGGAGAAATAAATGAATAAAGAAACTAAAAAGAAACTTCTTGCACCTTTTCCAGAGGAGGTTGTACAAGACCCACCAAAGGGAAAGTTTGGGAAGTTTGTTAATCATGCAGTATATGTAGAGAGACTAAGAGACTGTGATGTAGAATATGAGTGGGAGTTTGACCCAATTATAATTAATGACAAAGTTATAGGTGCGATTGGTAAATTAACTATTGATGGTAAGGTTTACCAGGGTGCAGGAGATGTTGAAGCACCTGCATTAGCAAGAGCAACAGTAGGAGAGTGTCTTAAACTTGCTGAAAGTGATGCTTTTAAAAGAGCAAGCATGAGAGCAGGACTAGGCGTAGAATTGTGGAGTGGAACTGATGATTTTTATGATGATGAGGGAGCACCTCCACTAAAACCAAAGCCAAATAAACCTAGCCCAACTGCAAAAGAAGTAGCAGTAACAACTAATGAAAGTGCTAACAAATTTGCAGAGGACATTGGAGCTACAAAGCAATCAGTAGCAGACCAACTTAATGACATCTTAAAAGAGATGATACCTAATGAGAAGAAAATGAAAGAAGTTAAGACCAAAGTCTATAACGATATGGTTGAGAGTACAGAGGTTAACGAAGATGTTGACAACTGGACTAGCAAAGATATGGACAAGTTCTTAAACAGAGTAGAAGTATTCTTAGAAGATGAAGACATCATTGATGTTGTATTTGATAACGATACTGTTAAGACTTGCCCAAGTTGTAAACAAACAGGAAATGTTGAGGACAACAGAGAGAAGAAATCAGACCCTAAGTTTTCTAAAATACCAGACTTTGCATGCAGCAACTATGGTGAGAACAATGGTTGTGGTAAAGGTTGGTGGGTAGGTAACGAAGACCTACCAACAGAATGGATTTAGAAAGTGCAGGGGAAATCTTTAATGTTAAGAAACTTAAAGAAAAACTACAGAAAAAGTATCCCAACTACAATTTTGATGTACCTCCTTTACCTGATAGGGAGTGCAAAGCACCAATCTTATGTCAAAACAAAGATAAAGTTAGGTACACAGACAGTAAGGGAAATCTTTACTGTGGACAAAGGTATAAATTAACTAATGAACGCAACCCATACGAATGGGAATGGAGAGTATGTCACGCACTACTTAAAGAAGTTGAGCAGGGAACTAAAACAAGTGAACTACCATTTTGATTATGAAGTATGGGTTGAATTTAGAAAGCGAGGAACAAAAAGATGAAATCACTTGAAAAGGTGTTGGAAGAATATTCTAAGAGTAAATGGAATAATTATTCTTACACTTATGATATTGAAAACTTTGATAAGAGATTATCTAAAGAAAAAAGGATAAAATTTCTTCTTGAAGGTGCAGATAGAAAAAGATACTGGTATGGGTATAGATATTATAAAAGAAATGAAGAAGAAAAAGATATGTTTTATGATAAAAATATTCCTACTGCAGATAGAATAATTAATTTTATAGGTCAATATCACTATGATTATATTTATTTGCATCGTAAAGAAAAAAGATATACACAATATGGACATACTTTAAGAGGATATTATAAAGAAGCTATTGAAAGAGTTGATGAATTAAGAAAAGGTAAAGAAAAAAGAAATGGTTTAGAAGAAGCATTAAATACTTTACCAAAAGATGATTTAGTTCAGTTACTTATTCTAAAAAATAAACAATTGCAAGACCAAACAGAAATGTTTAAATCTTTAGAACAAGAAGTAGTTTTTGCAAACAATAGAGCAAAAAAAATGTGGCAAAAGATGAACGCATATAGAGGATTATCTTGTGTTGTTATGGATATGGACATAAAATCAGTAAATAAAATATTAGACAGAGTAAAGAAGAATAAAACTACTTTACAAAAAGCATTGATGAAAGGATAGATATGATTGATGTAATGTTAAGCAAAGCAACAGATGGTATGTTGATTGCAGAGTTATTAAATAGAAGAAATGACAAAGAAGTTCCTTTGTTTATGGGTAAGAGTATTTTGTTGCCTAGTGGACAACAACAACTCATAGCCATACTTCCTAACATACAAATACTTACAAATGTAGAGCAAGAGGAAGAGTAATGGACTTCAGCGATATGGAGTACAACGACAGGGTAGAAGGTGGTGTTGGTAAAAAAGCAGAGGACATCTTTGAACAACACCTTACAGACTTAGGGCTAGTAAAACAAAAAGACTGGTTAAAAGCAGCAACTAGCCCATGGGAGCATAGTATTGATTTTTTTTGGTACTATACAGACATCATAACTGTTCCTGATTACATCTTTAACAGAAGAGATAAGTTGTATTTGACAGAAGTCAAAGGCACAAAGAAAATAAAGTTCTCTGATATGGTAAAGCTACGAGAGTTATACGACAGAGCAAAAGATTATCCTGAAGTTAAAGTTGGTATAACTTATGTCAATATAAAAACCAAAGATGTCAAGTGGTATTCTTTTGATGAAGTACTAAAGATGTGGGATAGCGTTAAGGAACATCACACTTACCACGAGAAAGACTTCAAAGGTCAAGAGAAAAAGTTCAAGACATTACCTCTATAATATCTTTAAGTTATCCCAACCTTTTTTATTAACAGTAAAGGTAAGCACACCAGGGTGCGACCACATACCACTTCTAGCAGTAAAGTCTAAAGATTTATCTAAGCTAGGTGATTGAAACCAAGTCCTATCTCCCTGCTGCTTTGCACGAAAGTGATGGTAATGACCTGTAATAAGAATTTGTGCATCTTTTGCAGGTAAGAAACCATACATCTGACCTTTCCACCAGTTCTCTATCTTAGTTTCAGGATTACCTCCACTAAAACCTGTCATGTGTCCATGAGTCCAAGCACATGGTATAGTTTTTATGGTCATAACTTGATGAAAGCCATCAGGAACTACAACAGATACCTTTTTATATCTTTCAGGGTTAGCTTTCATTATCTCTTCACATATCTGCAAGTGCATAGTATCTGTGTTATCTAATCTGTTTGTAACAACCTGACCTTTTTGTGAACGAGAAGCCTCACCATGGTTTCCTGGAGCTCCAGCTAATACAAGTTTATCTGCATGTGGTAAGAATGTCTCAACTGTTTTCATCATCATAGACCTAGCTAACGCATACTGTTCTATCATTGTCAACTCAATATTAAATGGCTGACTATCGTAGAAACCATAACAGTTTTCTGTAAGGTCACCTAGTCCAATCATGTATATCTCATCTATTTGGACACCTGCCTTACGCAGTTCCTTAATTCTATTTACTGCATCTTGTAGGGCTATATCGTAGCGTTTAAGGGTATTCTCAACGCCATAATCTTTCTTACCTAGCTGCCAATCAGCCATAAAAAATAAGAAAGCAGTGTCACCTCCATGTGTTTTAAGTTTTAATGGTGGTTTTCTACCTGCTTGTTTGAATAATGCTTGAAAATACTTGTCATGTCCAGGTCTTTTCTTCTTTACAAGCCCTTTAAACGCAAAGAATGTCTCAGTTCTCCCACCTTTCAACTGAACTTGCCATGAAGATGACCTAACTGTACCCTCAATTTCGTATAATTTAGGGTCATACCCCCATTGTTTTAGAATTTCATCAAACTTATTGTTGTAGTTTGGGTCTATTCCAACATGTGTGATTTCACCTTGCCCAGTTTGGTCATTAATATCTACGCCAGGTTTCCAACCTGACTTATAGAAGTTGTTACCCCACTCTTCAGGTGTAGTTTTTTTGGACATTTGTCCTCCTTTGCCCTGTCATTGACAGTTTACTACAAAGGAGTGACAAAATCTATTACTTAGTGATTTGTTTTTTAGCGTATGTCTTGACAACTGCTAGTGCAGCACCACCACCTGCTAATGCAGCTAACTCTAATGTATTTGCATCAACAGATATCAAAGGTGCAACAACTAAAGCTCCAAGGAATGCTT